ATTAATTGTTCTTTATACAAATGTCAATAGTAAATGCAACAATTTATTAAATTATTTTTTCAAGGTGTTCTAATAGTAAATCGTATGATGTTTTATAGCCAAATATCTTTCTTGGATAGTTATTTAACCATACTTCTACTTTGTTTATTTCTTCATCTGTCACATTGTCGAAGTTTGTTCCTTTTGGAAAGTGTCTGCGAATCATTTTGTTTTGATTTTCGTTACTCCCACGTTCCCAACTGCTGTACGGATGGCAGTAATATATTTTTGTCCTATTACCGGATGTTCTTATTGATTGCTCTAAACCATTGCTATTATTAAATTCTGAACCGTTATCAACTGTTATTGACTTAAATATCTTGTTGAAATCTGATTGATAATTTGCTTCAAGTTTATCAATTTCTTTGATTACACTGTTTGCTGTTTTATCCGGTATCTTTCTTTTTATCTCTGTTCTTGTCAGTCTTTCAGTCATTACTAATACAGCTGATTTTGTATTTTTTTTGCCTATTATTAAATCCATTTCCCAATGTCCAAATTCTGCCCTGTTATTAATTTCTACAGGACGTTTTTCTATGCTTGTTCCTCTTGGTACTCTATTGGGTCGTACCTTTCTATATTTCCGTTTTCGTTTACCTTTGTACATTAAATCAGCATTTGTTATATTTAAGAATACACCCTTGTTTATATAACTATAGAGAGTGCTTACACAGATTGTTGTATCAAATATTATTCCTTTTACTTTTATTTCGCCAAGTACGGCTTCGGGAGAGTATTTATCATTGATTATCTTGTTTTCTATATGCTCTGCCAGTTTATAATCATTGCCTAGTTTTATCTGCTGTCCCTTTTCCTTTAAGTTACTTTTATATTTTGTATATGCTATTTCGGGAGAGTATGCAGTTATTTCCCTTAATTCATAATCTACTGTATTATAAATACCTTTCTTTAATTCCCTGTATACCGTGCTTCTGTGTACTCCTATTCTCTTTGCAATATCTGCAGGTTTCCTTTTTGATTTAATCATTGATTCAATTATTAATCTATCGGTGTATGTTAGGTGCTTAAAATATCTCATTACATTGCCTCTTTTCTTTTACCTAAACGGCTTATTTTTTAAGGTTGTATTTAGTGACATTTAAACCCCGGACAAACCGAGGTTAGTTTTTACAGTATTTTAATTAAAATCGAAACATTTCATTCATATCATTTATATGTATAACTGTTGTTATTAGTGTATTGGCTAAAGGCTCTCTTGCTGATACTTTATATTCCGGACTGTACATATATTTTAATTTTTTACTTTTATATATTGATATATAGGTGTAACCTCTTTTTTTCATACGTTTTCTAAATGCCATTACTGTATTAGTTTGCATATCATTTACTCCATATAGTATTATTCTGCAGTATTTGTTTACCTCTTGGATGGTATACATTTCATTTTGTTTACCTCATGGAAGTATACTTTCGAATTCCCAGACCAAATCATTCTATTCCATGTTGTTCCAGTAATTTCTTATACTTCGGATTCCTTTTTTCGAGGTCTATTTTGAATATCTCAAGTATTACTTCATCTATTCCTTTTAATCTCATGTATGTCTGCATGGATGAGCCTGCTTGGTCTATTGCATATTTTTTTAACCTCTTTTCATTGTATTCTATACCCGGCTTTTCAAATAATTTTATGTTCTCGGCTTCTTTTATAAACTTTATCCAATATGGTTTGCTTTTCCATCGTGATTTATTTGTATCTGTTTTACTTGGTATTACATACCTAAGATGGTTATTTAGTACACCAGAATATATCATTGGTAATGATTCATTATTATTTACATAGTATTGTACAAAATTCTTTGCTCTTTCGTCTTTCAATATTAATTCAATTCTTATCCAATGCCCATCTTCTTGTTTATTCTGTTCCATTGCTTTGTCATATATACGTACCATTGTTTTAGATATTTTTCTTCCGTGCTGTATTGAGATTCCCCTTGTTCCGAAGGTACACATATATTCTTCTGATTTACAATTAAATTCCTGTTTCAATGTATCATTAAATAATGTGTTTATATTAAACAATTCCTCATGATCATCAAATGCTATATCAATCCTTGTTATATTTACTAATTCTTTATGTATGAATAACTCTTTGAATAAGCCATTATAATCGCCTGTGCCGTATGTTTCAAATGCTCTGCATCCTTGTCCGGACATTTCACAGAGAATACCCATATCCGGCATTTTGCCATCGTAGTATATATTTATATGCTCGAAGCTGATTCTTTTATTATATTTATAACGTCCGCTGTCTTCTTCCCATTTTACTTTGTCTAGTCCTAATTCATATGTTAGCCAGTATGGATTAGTATGATATTTTGTCGAAAATGATATCCAGTCAAATAAATAGAAATTATGCTTGTATTGCAACATGTATACGCTACCTTTCATACTGGTTTTATGTATTTAGTACCCCTCTGTTAGCAGGGGGGTACATTCCGTTTCCGGCTAAAATTTTTTACGCTGTTATGCTGTCAACAGCTTCCATGAATTGGTGCATTCTGCCTTGTCTATGCATTCATTACAGTCCGCTGTGTTGCAGACATATTCCTTTTGTTTGCCTGCAGGCGTCCGCTTCGGTCGCAATGGGGACCCCTTCCGCTTACGCGGACCCTCCCCATTTTCGGCCAAAGCGGGTGCCTGTGGCATATCAATCGTTATATCTGCTTCCGCTTCGGCTGTTTCATCTGAGATTTCCTTTAATGCTTCGTTATAGAAGTCTAAATCGAAAATTAACATTGTGTCATATAGCTCGCCATCTTTTTTTCGGTATCTGAATATTTCTGAACTGTCTTTTTCGTTCATGCCGTACCATATCTTTACCGCTACAAATATGTTTATTCTTAGCAATGTTAATAATAATCCTATCAGCTTGAATTTATTTGCGTTTCGGTGTCTTATTTCATATTCAACAAAACCTCGTATCTGTCTATCTAGTAATCTGTCCTTTTGGCTTGCTAATATTATATAAAAGCCTAGTTTTCTGCTCATTACAAAGAATTTTATCCATTGCATTCTGTCTGAATCTCCATAGAGTCTGCTGTTGAATTTTATTCCGGCTTCGTCTATGAATAATAATGTTTCACCTTCTTTACCTTTATGGTTTTTTATTGAGTATTTTATTAAGTATTTTACTGTTAGTTCTTCATTAGATAGGTATATAAATTCACCTGTTTTGATTGTTCCGTTTTTTGTTATCTTGTTCATGTCTATTGGGAAATTTGCAATTACATTCTGTTTCTTGTTTACAAGTGCAAACCTTATATCCCTTGCCATGTGAAGACTCTTTCCGCTTCCTATTGTTCCTGTATACATTTTTATCATGATATTGCCTTTATCCAACGCATTACTACAGACGCTATATAGTACATTCCTATTGCAATTAACCATGCTGTTGTTATGCCTACCATTTCTGATAGTGGCAGGAAGTAATTTATATATCCTAGTATTTTTGAACCAAATCCAGTTGCAAATGTATCTATATGTGGTTGTATTGGACATCCCCAGCCAATGTTTAATATTTCATTTCCTGCCGTTACTCCCCAATCGGCAGGAATATGATTATTATTTTCTGAATATTTTATTATTGAATATATGTTCATTAAATACGTGTGCATATTATCCGCCCCCTGTCCATATATATCTTTTACTTATTACCATTATTACAACTATAAATCCTATTAATAATCCGTTTCTTAATATCTGTCTCGGCACTTCATATTCTTTGAAATCTAATATTATTGTCATATCTGGTAAATTTAATTTTCCATCTACCATTGATCTTGGAAATATATCAATCTCAAATACCGGTTCGACTTCTTCTGCAGATATTGCGTCTATAAAATATACTACATCCCAGGGAAGACAGAACGGAAATAATGTAAAGACAAGTCTTCTGCTTTGTTCTGTTGGTGGTTTATGTGGGTCTGTTGGTTCTCCTGTTCCCGGCTCTTGAAGTCCTTCGCCCGGTTTTGCACCTGTACCTGTACCCGGTTCTGTTCCTGTACCTGTACCCGGTTCTGTTCCTGTACCTGTACCCGGTTCTGTTCCTGTACCTGTACCCGGTTCTGTTCCTGTACCTGTACCCGGTTCTGTTCCTGTACCTGTACCCGGTTCTGTTTCAGGTTTTAATACTGTTCGCCAATTTATATCCTCTAACGGTATTGGAACATATTCTTTCTTCTTTTCTTCATCGTCTTCCTCTGTTTTATTCGCCTGTTTTCTTCCATACATCCACTCACTTATTTGCTCTGGTACAAGTAATACAACATCGTCGTTCTCCCAGAATTCTTCCCATTCTTCATAATCTTCCAGTCTTTCTTTTGTTACTGTTCTATTGCCATATCCATTTATATTAAATGGTAATGCTAATGATTCCGGTCTACTGTACCAAGTTTCTCTTCCGTCTTTATTTTCTAAATGAAAATTTAATTGTAAACTATTTCTATCATTTGTACTTAATAACGTTGAACTGGATTGTTGTATATGTCCTAATCTTACTCTTCCGTTATTATTATCATCTGCTACTAAAAACATTTTCATTTTACTTGTTATGTTTCCAATAGTTCCGTTTTGTCCTATATTTGTTAGAGGTAACCCAGCTCCGTAGACTTGAGCTTGTCCATTTAAATTAATTACGTAATCAATTGTTACACCATTCATAACAAAATGCTGTATATACATTCCGTTTGTATATACATTATTATATTCATAATATCTTTGAAGTGGTGTACTATTACCAGTATTTAATGTCATTACTTCCCATGTATGTACTTGAAGAGGATATAGTCCTAATTCAGTATCAATTATTACTAACTTTCCTGTTAAACCGATGTTTGTTAAATCATATATATCATCATATTCTGTTACATCAAGAATATCTTTTATTAATCCATCGAATGCATCAAGTATTTTTTTTGATATTGCTATCGTTGCTAATGCGTCATTAAATTCATTCCATTCAGAATCTGGCTCTCCATTATTTCCGCTTGATGATTTCCAAAATCTGTTTCCATCCAAATCAATCATCCAATGTCCTATATTGCCATATATTCTTTCTTCCGCTCTTCTCGTAAAATCTTCCCATTCTTCTTCCGACACTCCCGGAGGAACTTCATATTTTGGCAATTGTGCTTGTATATGCATTGCCATTGATTGTAGTTGGTCTAATGTTAAAAAACCAAATCCCAATGCTATTAATATTGCTATTATAACTGGAAGTGGTAACGCTACTATTGGTGCAGCTGCTTCAGCTTTGTTATTTTCATTTATCGGAATTGAAAATAACACAAAAACAATCATTAATATTACTACTGCTCTTTTAATTATTATTTTCATGTTAATTTTTATCCTTTTATGTTATTATTTTGCTGAGGTGATTGTATGTTGTGGAATATTAATTTTTTTAATTGGATTTTTGATAATTATCTTTTAATTGTTCAGTTTCTTCTTGTAGTTCTTGTTCCATTAATATTGATTATTCATTTTTCTTTAATTGCTTATCACAAAATTAAGAATGAAAAAGTCATTAATGGTATTGTAATTAGTAATTATATGTACAATGTTATTTCTAATCATGCTAAAAGCATCAACGAGCCTGTAAAAAAAAGAATCTCAACTATATTAAATACTTCATATAATATTACTGATAGATATTGGAGATAAATTTATTATGAAAAAATCTGTTGCTGTTATTATTATGATTTTATTTGGAATATTTACTGCTCTTTTAATTGTTGATTTTTATTTTCCGCTTTATTCCCTTGTTTCAAACGATCCACCAAAAAATACTTCATACATTGCTAGCGTTTATAATCATATTATTAATAACTTCGAAGTTGCATTAATTACATTGTTTTTCTTAATACTTCCTGTGGTATTAATAATTTCTATTATCGTTTTTATTGTTTTAAGAGTAAAAAAAATAAGAATTGTTAATTTTATAGTTATATCTGATTATGCTTACAAAACTTTTATGTATGATGGCAACCGTACTAATGAAACTGCAAAACAAAGAATTGAAGCTGTTTTAAACTCTTATTACAAAGTTAATAATAGATACTGGAGATAGTTTCTCCGATGATATAAGGGTGATACTTTTTGTTGGTATCACCCTTATTTGTTGGGATTATGATTTGCCGGCGATTTTCTTAATCCACTTAATGCCGAATGTGATACCGAGGCTTGCAGCGAGTACTGTTAATCCTATCGGAAGGACTGCAGCCAACATTGCAAGTAAGTCTGTTACGAGAGATTGAAATGCGGTTGTCATTGTTGTGGTAATGTTGAAGTCACTTGCTGAAGCTACAACTGCTGTTCCGCTGATTGCACTCATAATTCCAGTCATAACCATTACTTTTCTCAGCATTCTACTATTCAGTATCTTTTTCATCTTTTCACCCCTTCCATTATGATATTTATAACAATCCGGCATACTGCAGATATGCCCCAAGTTATCGTTCCTGCTGTTAATGCCATACCTATTCCTATAGGTATATATGTAAATAATTCGTTTATAATCTCTGTATTTATCATTATAGTATCTTCCATTTCATTATCATTGCATGTCCGATTATTGAACCGAGGATTAACGCTCCGAGTAATATCATTATTGCGTTCTGCGTTTCCAGTAAGCTGCTCGTTTCCTCGATGGCTGTTATAATTTCTTCAAAGTTGTATTCTGCAGGCTCTGTATCATCTTCAAATATTGGCGGTGTTACCGGATGATTGCCTTGGCTCATATCTGCTGTTAACTCATAGAACACATCATGTTCTACTTCTTCGCCACTGCCAAATGATTCAATTACTTCTCCGTTAACCTTAAATACTGTGCTTGTGCCGAATACGTACCCGGGCTTTGCTATAAGCTGAATATAAAACCATATCTGGTCGCCTGCTTGGAGTGTCATTGACTCTGTTATGTTTTGCCAGTTGTATACTTCATGCCTGTATACTTCCCATTGTACATTTATTGTGTAGTAGTCGTTTCCGTTCCTTGCGTTGATTCCAGCGTTTGTTGCATCCCATGACAAACCGTCTGTCACCGTCGGCATGATTACGCTTATATCGACTTCTATTATCGTTCTTGGCTCGTTTGCCGTTGCTGTTAACCCTGTATGCATAAGCAGTGTATTTATTAAAAGTAATACCGTTACTGCTGTTAATTTCAATTTCATGTGCTTTGTCCTTTTCTTCCGTTATTAAGCTGTTTGTAATTTGCAACTTCAAATGCTAAAATAAATACCGTTATATTATTTTACATTTTCGTTCAAATGTCGGGTTTCTTGTTCCGTTAATTGGCTTTAAATCAGTTGTTTATAACAAAAGGAGAATAGGGCGAGAGAAAATATTACAAAAACTCCCGCCCTTAATGCATTACACTGCTTTATTTCCTTTTGTAATGCTTTTGAATTTAAGTTTGCCGGTTTTCTGATATTCAACTTCGATTTCGTTTCCGACTTCAATACTCGGAGGTTCTCCTAAGTTTAATTCATTCCAACTTAATACATCAACATCATGACCTGTTAAACCATTTACTTCTGAATCTAATACTAAATTGAATTTAGTGCTTTTGATTCGTTCACCATTGATTGTAACATCTGTTTTCTTAATGCCTACTACTTTTGCTGTCATTTTTTCGGACTCCTTTCTGTGTATTTTTCACATGTTTCATTAATTTTGTTTAATTCTTCATTATACTTACGTAGCTGGTACATTTCATGTATTAATGTTATTGCACATAGTATTATTATTGTTGCTACTGGTAATAGAATCATTAACATAACTTTTTACCTTTAAAACATGTTTACTGTATTTGGGATTCGTTCTTGATTTACTATCTGAGGATTTAGCCTTGTATAGTACCCGAATTTTGATAGTATTATTTCGCAATGAAATATCTTCGTTCTTGTGTTTTCTATCCTGTCACGGCTTATGTATCCGCTGTTTTCTGACATATCAATACTGTTTTGTAAATCATACTTTTCTTCTAAAACTGTATTGATTATGATGTTTATGTCTGTGTCCGATAATTCAAATGTTTTTGTCATATCATCACCTTTGAATTTACAATATTTTAATTCAACTCTTCGGCTGTTTGTTCCTGCTGTTCTTGCTCGTCATGCTCATATATTAGCTTTAATATCTCATGTGCGATTTTCTTTATCGTTGCATTTTTATGTGCGTTGCCGAGGAAAAAACCAAGTCCGAAGATTGCTATCTGTACTGCTATAATTGCTATTGTTATGTTGATTTCCATGTTGTTATTCTCCTTTTTCAATTTTTATAGTAAATTCAAATGCAGGTATTTCGATTCTTCCACCTATTGAATCTTTAAGTATGTAAAATAATTCATCAGCTATTATTACTATTTTTACATCTATAATTCCCGGAATATTATTAAATTTCCCTTTACTTTCATTTCTTTTATATTGAACAATCATATTATTAGTTTTATCTTCGTTGTTTAATATTTCTAAATTTTCATATGCTGTTCCTTCTGTTATATGCTCACTAATAATGTTATATTTTTCATCAACTATTACCCAGCGATAACCTCTATGGAATACTTTATTACTTCCCATTACTTTATATTTACCCATCGTTATGTCCTTTCCTGTAACTTACCCTTATTTGTTCAATCCCTTTTCGGTATTTTGAACTTGGTATTTTATGTTACATAAAACCAATGCGACTAGGTGTTAACCCTGTCGCATTTAATATTACAATGTTCCATTAATTGTTCTTTA